TATGAGCTTCACGCCAATAGGGCGCCCGGTGGATTGGCTTCGCGACCATGTCGAGGGCAACCCCAAGACCGGCGAAGATCCGCGCGAATCTTGGGACGTGCAACGGGTTGAGCTGAACGCGGACAACTGTCCGCACAGAACGCCGGAGGACATAGCAGCGCAGATCGCCAGCTATGGCCCATGGGAGTATCAACAGCGAGTGTTAGCGAAATGGGATGGCGTCAGCATGGAACGCTGGATCCCTGGCTTTACTGAGTCTTGTTTGTTTGACGATGACGCCGCACCTAAGCAAGTCGATTCGGTCGGCCTTGGCTGGGACCATGGCGAGCGGCCTGGATCGTCTGTCTGTTACTTAGTCGCACAGCGCGGAAAGCGTCTCTATGTATTGGGTGAAACAGTCAGCAAAGAGCGAAACACGCCCAAAGAGGAAGCCACGCACGTACTGCAGATGCTGGCCAAGTGGGGCGTTCAGCCTCAGCACATAGACAACGCGCGGGGAGATTCAAACAGCGCGGGCCGTATGGGTATGGGTCTGAGCGTTAACGATATGTTGGAGCGTGCGTTTGCTGACTTAGTCGGCTCTAGCCGTGCGCCGTTCGATATCCGGGTGCCATACAAAGGACGCGGAAGCGTAAAGGCCAGAGCGCGAATGCTAAACGCAGCTTGTGTAGATGGGCGCTTCTTCGTGCATGAAGGCTGTACAGCGCTGATCCATACTTTGCGCCATTGGCGCGGAGAAAATAACGACCTAAAACACCCATACGACGCAGTAGCTTACATTGCTGACGTATACTTGCAGCCAGATGCAGGCGCCGATCATGGTCGAATGTTGATAGCTTAGGGGAAATTATGCCAACGAAAAAGAAAGCCGCAGCCAAAACGAAACCAGAGCAGCCCGAGATCGGGCCGGGCTCGGTAATGATCGTCAAGCTCGCCAAAGGCAAGACAGCGCCTAAGCCGCCGCCCGGATGTCAGGTGTGGGCTATGGACGGTGAGTCAATGGTGCTAACTTCGCAAGACATGCACGCGCGCGGCTGGGTCCGCCGGAAGGGTTAGAAATGTATTCAGCGCCTAGCAGTATCCAACCAGAGATCCAGGAAGACCGTGACCGATGGGCCGAGCAGGCTTTGCGCTATCGGCTCCTGACGGGCGCACATATTGAGGATCTGCGGGACGAGCTGCGGCGGCTGTTTGCCCGTGAGATAGCGGCCGATCTGGAGTTCCACCCAGACATGAGCCGCAACCCGTTGCGCATGATTGTTCAGCAGCTGGCTAACCTCTACACCGATTCACCGAGAGTTCAGGTAGAGGACAGAGACGCCGACCTATCCGCTATCGTTACGCCGCGTCTATGGCCTCTGCAGCAGCAGACTGAGAAGCTAACGCTGGGAATGAACGAAGCCGTAATGCGGATTGATTGGGAATGGTGGAGGGGCGCCACGGAGGCGACCTATAGACCAGTGTCGCCCGATATGATTGTGGCCCGTCCTGATCCAGCAATGCCAGATCAACCCATATCGATCGAAGAGCTGAGGCCGCGCGTGCGTCCTGGGACGTATGAGCAAGTATGGTGCTGGGATGTCTGGGACGTATCAGACCCAGCCGCGCCCGTTTTCCGTATTGAGATGGTAGGGGACAAGGGACAGCGCATAGACGCAACGGCGGAATTCGCGCCCGACTTGGTCGGCTCCTATCCGTACATGCACGACGGCGCGCCGGTCCTGCCCTATGTCATCTATCATAAGACAATCGGCGCCGGCCTTTGGAACTACAGGGACGGTATTGAACTGGTTCGCGGTTCGCTTAGGCTGGCTGCTCTCTGGTCTCATTGGTGCGACGGTTACCAAAACTGCGCACATCCTCAGCGGTATGCGTTGGACGTAGATACGCAGGCCGGGATTACAAAAAACATCGGCGGTGTTTCTGTTGATGTTGTGCCCATCGATCGCAAGTCGATCCTGAAGTTTAGAAGCGCTGGACCTGGAACGGGATCGATCGGAGCTCTACAGCCCAGTTTAGAGCCCAGATCAGCGGCTGAATCTCTGCAGACGTATGCAACCGGGCTGGCCACTTATGCCGGCTTGAATCCTTCAGATCTGCAGGTGACAGGCGCACAGAGCGGCTACTCAATCGTTGTCGCCCGTCAGGGTATGCGGCGAATCATGAAAGCTCGCCAGCCAGCGTTTAAGGCTTCGGATCGCTTGCTCTTGTCAATCGCTGCAAAGCTTGCCAATTCATACGGCGGACAATCGCTACCAACGGACCCAGCTGACTATTCGATCGACTATCGCGGAGTCAACGAGTCCAACGAGGAACGCAAAGCTAAAGCCGAAATGGTAAAGGCTGAGCTTGAGATGGGTTTGATCTCAAAGGTCGATGCTGTGCGAGCATTACACCCAGAGATCGAAAGTGACGAGGAAGCGATCGAGCGCCTATTGCGTGTTGACCGCTTACAGCAGATTCTAACAACCACAGCGCCAACGGCTGGCGAATAAAGCCGCAGGGGAAAACATGAGCGAAGAAACGACAGCGCCCGAGACCGTGCAGACCGGAGCGCCTAAAGCCAGATCAAGCAATGGAGCAGGAGAGACGGCGACCGTGCCATCGTTCCGGCTACGCGAAGAGAGCGATCGGCGTAGGGCTGCAGAGACACGCGCGCAGCAGCTCGAAAGCCAATTGCAATCGCTGCAGGGCGAATACGAAAAAACCAAGAGCGGCCTGGGTCAGATTCAAAGTCAGCACGGGCAAGACATGCACTTGATTAGCCTTGGTTTCCAAGCTCAGAGCGTGCGCCGTTTCTTTCGCCGTGAATACACAGACTCAGTTGCAGAGATGCCAGCGGACCAGCGTCCAACCTTTGAGGACTGGCTAAACGTTTCTAAGGATGATCCGTTGTACTCGGTACACTTCGAACGGATCACGCCAAAAAATGCACAGCCAGAACCAGCCGCCGCGCCGGAACCTCAGGGAGCTGACGCGCTATTGGCTGCAGTCCGCCAAGCGCTGGACGCGAATCCTAATGCTGGAGCTTCTACACCGGCCGCGCACACGGGCCGACAGTTCAGCAACGATGAGATCTCAAGCATTCGCGGTAAGAATTTGGGCGGCCTTGGAGCGCAAAAGGATTCGATCCTTGCTACGCTACGGGCTGAAGGTTTGATAAAATAGTCCCATTTCGGGACACTTTACAAGAGCGATCCCGGTTCTCTGGCCCGTTAGCCAGTGTTTACGCTCACAACACAAAAAAAATGAGGGTTCTAAAAAACCATGGCTAACGAAATTACATTTACTGGTCTCTCAAGTGCAGGCGGCCGCGTCGCCTCTGTGCTTTCTGCACTTCTCTTTGAGAAAATCCACGATCCAACAGACCTTCGCGCAGTGATGACCGAAGTGCCTTGGGGCATGGCTGGCTCGGACACTATGAGCGTTACCCTCGATGGTGCGCCTGGTGCTTTTGCTGCTGCTACTTCTGAGACTGTCGGCGGCGCATCAAACAGCGCTTACGGCTCTGGCAAGTTCGATCTTCAGATCGCGCGCTACCTTCGTAAGTATCAGATGTCCGATCTGTTCGGTGTCTCTGGTGGTCCTATTGATGCCGCTGCTATCGTCCAGACACTGGCCGACGGTGTCGGAATCACAGTAACCGACGTATTGACTTCACTATTCAACAGCCTGTCAAGCGCCGTAACCGCAAGCACTGTTCTGACTGTGGATGACGTTTATAGCGCCATGTACACACTGAACCTTGCAGGCGCTGCGTCGAGTGCTGAGGCACCCTACAGCCTCGTGATCCATCCTAAGCAAATGAACGATTTCCGTACTTCTCTGCGCGCAGAGACCGGAGCCCTTGAATTTGTTTCTGCTGGAATCCTCGAAGCCAAGGGACCTGGCTACCAAGGCAACTGGCAAGGGATCGACGTCTGGCAATCAGACAGCTGCCCAACTGTAGACACAGCGGCGCACTATTCTGGCGCTATGTTCGCTAAGGATGCGTTTGCCTACACAATGGCACCTGTTCGCGCTCTCCAAGGGCACGTACCAGCCGCAAACATCCTTATCGATGCTGGCGAGCTGCTGATCGAAGCCGATCGGGATGCTACCAACGGCCTGACAAGCGCTGTTGCTTCGTGCTTCCTCGCTGTGAGCGAAGCGCAAGACTCACTTGGCGTCGAGCTTAAGAGCGACGTTTAATCAATATAGGGGCGGCCGTTCCTGTGCGGTCGTCCCTTTTTCATAGGGGAACACATGAGCCAAACTATTCACTTGACCCAGCCAAAACGGGATGTGCAGACCGTAGAGACGCGCTCGGGTTTACCGGTCCATAAGCAACGCCCGCAAGCGCGTTTTGTCTACGTGGTCTTCCCTAAGTCATGGGAGTATCACGACGATCACGGATTCATCCCGGTGATGCGGCGGCTAGTCGCCAAGCCCGGCGCCAATGGCGTTGACAACAGAGGCAATCTAAACCGGCCGATTGCAAGCGCTATCCAAAAGGGCGGCGCGTACATCGATCCGAAGGATACCCGCCTCGGCCCATTTATGGATTACGTTCAGTATTACGACACGGAAAACGGCGGCCGCTGGTACGTTGATTTCTGCTCAAAGGCCACAGTTTTAGCAAGTGGTGAGATCATCTGGAATACACGCGAGAGCGGCGACGAATTCGCACGCTTTAGAAAGCACGTGGCGGACGCTGGAATCGTTCCGGCTATGCTGCCCGAGGTATTCGAGTGGATCATCATTCGAGAAGAGCAGAAAGCTCAACAGCTCATGCACCGATCGGACAGCTCACCGCACCTGCTCGCCAAGTACGACAAACAGTGCGAGCGCATTGACCGTATGCGGAAGACCTGGGAAGACATGAAAGGAACCAAGGCTAAGGCCGCTGGCAAGGCTTCGAGCCCGCGCCGAAAGAAAGCCGACAACATTATCGAGGGCTAAACCATGACCACCGCAGATATCAAGCAAGCAATCAACGACGCCGATCAAGCATTGGCCGTTGCCGCGTACGCTATTCGAAAGGCTAAGAGCAACCCGCAGCGCAGAGACGAGCACGTCAAGACGGCCGCCGCTGGAATCGCTGAGGCTGCTAAGGCACTGAAGGCCGCACAAGCTCCAGCAAAGAAAGCACCGGCAAAGAAGGCACCGGCAAAGAAGGCGAAGAAATGAGCAACGAAAAGAAGGGCGCACGGGAAGCAATCGATCGCATGGTCAAGCAAATGGTAGAAAACGGTACACCGGTTCGCTATGCTGAGCAAAAGGCACGGGACACGGCGATCAAGCACGACCGCAAGAAAGAAACCAACCGATAGACAAAAGGCGGCGACATGGCGGAGACACTCTGGAGCGCTCGATTTACCGGGCCAGCAATGATCGAAAGAAACAAGGATCAGAGCGTTTCCGTCAGCATCGAAAAGGACGGCTCTGCGGCCTCTGTGACGTCTGCTACGTTTACGCTGTATGACCCCGACGGATTCAAGGTTAAAGACGCCGTAGCGGCGACGGTAGCCGGTGGAACGGTTGTTGGCGTCATCGGTGCAGCTGACACAGCATCGAAAGACCTTGGGCGCAATTGGCTGATTCAATACGATGTCACGATCAGCGCTAAGGTGTACACGTTTTACAATGACGGCGTTCTGTGCGCTGCCAGGCTCTACCCGCCCATAGGCCAGACCGATCTAATCGCGCGTCATTCGGACGTGGTCAACTTGGTATCAACGGCCAAGTCTGATCTGCAGGACTATGTTGATACAGCTTGGTCTGATATTACCAATCAGATGTACTCTGACGCCGTCCCGTTTTGGAAGTTTAGAACGCCATCCGCGCTGCGCGGTGTAATGTTCGCCAAGTGTTTCGAGCTGATTTTTAGAGATTACTCGACGTTGTTTGATTCGGGCGATCGATACTCAGAGCTTGCTGAGCGATACGCCGAAACGTACCACGCCGAATTTGACCAGATGCGCTCACGTATCGACACCGGCGAAGACAACACGATCGACGGTGACAGCGTGCCCGCTACAGCGACCATCTATCTATCCAGTGGGCCGCGCAGATGGCTTTGAGCTTCGACGACGCTCTAACGGCCGTGATTGGTCGCCTGACGGCTGCAGGGCTGAAACAGGCCCGATCACCGCTGGGCGTAAAAAACGAAAGCGCGCCGCGCATTGATCGATCGTTCTCGGTTTTACCGATTGCCGTTGCGCCCCCTACGCAAAGAGGCCGGGATCGACACCGGGCCGCGTATCGGTTCCGCGTCGAGCTTTGCCACGCTCTAAAGCCCAGCGATGGTTTAGAGGCTGCAGATCAGGCGCTGAAGGATTGGACCAGCTCAATCAAGTATCTGACCGCAGCTGGAACGGCGCTAACAACTGAGGCCGCGATCGATGTCGGCGGTACCGCGTACACATATGCGGGCGGCGGCGCGTTCTTAGTTGGGGCAATGGATATTGTGATCTCCTCTGATCTACCGCTGGCGATCTAATGGCGATCCGGGTGAACATCCGGCTTGAGTCGATCGAGAATTACATACGGATCCGCAACAACGGACGGAACCGAATCACGACACCGCGCGAAGAAATGGCGATCGAACTATGGGCCGATCGGATGCTGGATTACATCAAGAGCCGGTGGCCCGTTGATACTGGAACCAGCCGCGATCGGTGGCTCTATGAGCTGGAGATCAGCGCGGGCGATATTCGGATCATCCTGGAAAATCCCATGTTCTATTCCGAGTATGTACACAGAACCGGAGGCTCTCCAGAGGATCCGCTATGGGAACGGCTGGTGCCTGAGGCATTCGAGGCCATGAAGGAACCAATGCTAACGGCTGTGCGCTCTGAAGTAGACGCCACGCAGAGAGCCCTTGATCGCCGTCAGAGAGTAGGTCAAAGGCCGCGCGCTGGATTGCTTGATCTGATCAGGGCTCCGAGTCTTGTAGATGTAATCGGGGACTTTCTCGGTGTCTGATTCAATGGACGTAAACGTTTCGATCGGTGTCGATCTGTCCGACTTAGAGCGAGCGCTAACGGATGCAGAATCCAAGGTGATGCAAAAGCACCGCGCGAAAATGGTCAGC